GATGCACTCTGCACAAGAGTGGCCTTTTTCTCTTGTTACTAATACACAGACACTGACAGTAGGGACAGGAACATATTCCTTTCCTTCTACTTTGTCTAGCGTTGATTGGGAAAGCTTCTATCTTAAGAAGCTAACAGCAGCAGATAATGATCCGGCTCGTTTGCCTGTTCTTACATACACTGACTACTTAGACAACTATCGTCCCGGTGAAGATGTTAACGGCACTGGGGGCTATGGTCCTTCCATTGCTGTTTATCAAACACAAGAGTCTAAGTTTGGTATCACTCCACTGCCTGATCAGGCTTATGAGGTGGAGTATAAGTATTGGTCTTTCCCTGCTGATTTATCTGTATCTACAGATGTATGCATTATTCCAGATAGATTTACCAGTGTGTTAATTGATGGTGCTATGTTCTACATGTTGATGTTTAGATCAAATGAACAAGGAGCAACAATTTACAAAGAAAAGTTTGATAACGGTATTAGGACAATGCGTAGGCTGTTGTTAGATGAGCCTCTGTATATGCGGTCAACAATGATTGTTAAACCTTCTTTTAATCCAAGAGTGTTTTAATGGCAGACAGAATAAGTGGCTTTAAGGTTTCTTGTATTGGTGGAATGAACACCAATAGGGATGTACTATCTCAAGGTGAGATGTATCCCGGATCTGCCACACAGCTTATTAATTATGAGCCAGCTATTTCTGGTGGCTATAGACGGATTAGTGGATATGCTAATAACTATGGCACAGTGACAGGGACGGGTAATGTCCTTGGTGTGTTTGTATGTGAAGACATTAACAATGGTATCTTTGCTTGTCGCAAACCATCAGCAGGTACTAATTACTTTTATAGGTGGAACACTTCTACTAGTGCTTGGGTGGCTGTAACAACTCCCGGCACTGTGACAATGGTGGGAGTTAAGAAGGTTCGCTTTGTTCGCTACAATTGGATTGGTGTAAGGATGGCTTTAGTTGATGGAATTAATCCAGCAGCTATATATGATGGAACCACTTACACACAAATTACAGATGCTAATGCTCCTAATTCTCCAAAGTATTTAGCTGCATTTAAGAACCATATGTTCTTAGCTGGTGATCCATCTGATCCTTTTAATTTATATATTTCTTCTCCGATGGCTGAAACAGATTTTAACCCAGCCAATGGTGCTGGTGTTATTAATATTGGATTTGAGATTGTTCAGATAAAAGCATTTAGAGATACGCTATATATCTTTGGCAAGAATGCTATTAAGAGTTTAACAGGGACTAACATAGCTGACTTTGTTGTTAGTGAAGTGACAACAAATCTAGGTTGTGTTGTTCCTGATAGTGTGGTAGAACTTGGCGGTAGCTTAATATTCTTAGGACCAGATGGTTTTAGACCAATATCAGGCACAAACAAAATTGGTGATGTGGAACTTGAAACAATTTCTAGACAAATTCAATTTACCATCACTTCAATCTTAAAAGAAATAGTAGCTGGTTCTATTGATCCTGAGACATTAAGTTCAGTTGTTATTCGTAAGAAATCACAGTTTAGATTGTTCATTCCATCAGACGGAACTTTTGGTTTATTAGGTGGTTTGAGGGAGGGTGAAGGTGGTGTGGCTTTTGAGTTTAGTCAACTCTTTGATTTTCTAGCTACTTGCGCTTCTAGTGGATATGTAGGACTAGAGGAAATTGTTATTCATGGTGATTCTTCTGGCAAGGTGCATCAACAAGAAACAGGAAGCTCTTTTAATTCTTCTTCGATTTTAAGTGTCTATCAAACACCTTACTATTATTTCCAAGACCCTACCATTAGAAAGAACTTCTATAATTTCACTACCTTCTTGCGTAGTGAAGGAAGTTCTACTATTAGTTTAGGTGTTAGCTATGACTTTGATGATAGTCAGAATGTGTTTAATCCTTCTAACTATTCAATGACAACAACTGGTGCAGCAGCTTATTACAATGAAGCTATTTATGATGCTGCTGCAATCTTTGATGGTAATCCATCACCAGTTGAGAAAGTAAATATTGAAGGCTCTGGATTCTCCATTGCTTTCAAGTATGTGACTAATGATACAAATGCTAGTCATACAATTCAAGGCTTGGTCTTGAATTATTCAATGAATGACAGACGCTAAGGGGAAACTAAATGGCAGGTTATGTAAGACAATCGGCTGCTGATATTGTACCTACCGCAGTTGTACGGGCAGCCCCTATTAACAATGAGTATAACGCTCTGCGTGATGCGTTTGCTGCTAATGGTGGACATAAGCACGATGGTACTGCTGCTGAAGGACACCCTGTTCCTGTCATGGGTGACACTGACTTATTAAATAAGATTGCCACTGATACTAGTAATAACAGACATGGTGTGTTTGTAGAAGTAGCTGCTGCTGCTGTTGAACAAGTGCGCTTCCAAGATGGTGCTATTGTTCCAGTGACAGACAATGACATTGATCTAGGCACAAGTGCTCTAGAATTTAAAGACTTATACATTGATGGTACAGCCAACATTGACAGCTTAGTTGCTGACACTGCTGACATTAATGGAGGCACAGTTGACGCTGCTGTTGTTGGTGCAACCACCCCTGCTGCTGGTACATTCACTACACTCACTGCTAACACTTCTTTAGTTGCTGCCACTGCTGATATTAATGCAGGTACTATTGATGGTGCTGTGATTGGTGGCTCTTCTGCTCAAGCCATTACAGGCACTTTAGTTACAGCCACTACAGGATTTGTTGGTGGTCTTACTGGTAATGTCACTGGAAACACTGCAGGTACACACACTGGTGCTGTAGTTGGTAATGTAACAGGTAATTTAACTGGTAATGTCACAGCTTCCACTGGTACATCAACATTTAATAATGTTGTTATCAATGGTGGATTAGATATGGATGCTTCTTCAGCAGCCACTATTATCAATCTAACTACTCCTACGAATGCTGGTGATGCCGCCACTAAAGGCTATGTTGATACAGGAGATGGATTAAAACTAAACCTTACTGGTGGCACTATGAATGGTGCTATTGCTATGGGTGGAAATAACATCACTGGCTTAGGCACTCCAACTCTTAGCGCAGACGCAGCTACCAAAACTTATGTTGATACATCTATCAGCAACTTAGTAGCTGCTGCTCCCGGTGCTTTAGACACACTAAATGAACTTGCAGCCGCTTTAGGTAATGATGCTAGTTTTTCTACTACAGTGACAAACTCCATTGCAACAAAACTAGCACTGGCTGGTGGCACTATGAGTGGTGCAATTGCAATGGGAACCAGTAAAATTACTGGTTTAGGAAACCCAACTCTTTCACAAGACGCAGCAACTAAAACTTATGTTGATACAGCAGACGCACTAAAACTAGATCTTGCTGGTGGCACTATGAGTGGTGCAATTGCAATGGGAACCTCTAAGATTACAGGTCTTGGCACTCCTACAGCCAATCAAGACGCTGCTACTAAAACCTATGTAGACACTGCTGATGCATTGAAGCTGTCCTTAACAGGCGGCACAATGTCTGGAGCCATTGCAATGGGTACTTCTAAGATCACTGGAATGGGTGATCCTACACTTGCTCAGGACGCTGCCACTAAGAACTACATTGATGTGTTGTTTGGTAGCACTACCGCTGCTGCTGCCTCTGCTGCTGCTGCAGCTACTTCTGCTTCCAATGCATCTACCAGTGCAAGCAATGCATCTACATCAGCATCTAATGCTTCTAGCTCTGCATCTGCTGCTTCTACATCAGCTTCTAATGCTGCTGCAAGTTATGACAGTTTTGATGATAGATATCTTGGACCGTTAGCTACTGTTCCTACATTGGACAATGATGGCAATGCTCTTCTAACTGGTGCTCTTTATTTCAACACTGTGTCTAACACTATGTTTGTGTACACAGGTTCTGCTTTTGTGGCTGCTGGCTCTGCTGTTAATGGAACTTCTGCTAGACAGACTTATATAGCCACAGCAAGTCAGACTACCTTTGCTATTACTTACGATGTAGGCTTTGTAGATGTTTACTTAAATGGTGTAAAGCTTGTTGTCACTACAGACTTTACAGCTACAAGTGGAACTAACATTGTTTTAGCAACTGGTGCTACTGCTGGTGATATTGTTGATATTGTTGCTTATGGTGCTTTTCTTTTAGCTAATACTTACACACAAGCTGCTGCTGATGCTAGGTTTGCACAGGTAGCCAACAATTTGTCTGACTTAGCTAGTGCTTCTACAGCTAGAACAAACTTAGGTTTAGTTATTGGAACAAATGTACAGGCTTGGGATGCTGACCTTGATACATGGGCAACTAAAACTGCACCATCAGGCACTGTTGTAGGC